CATGTCAAACAAAAACACACACCCCATGGACAACCAAGTTGAATTGATTAAGGCCATCCGCGCCAATTACACGCGCGAACAAATGATGGACATGGTCATGTCGTCAAAAACCGCATTGCGCAACGCGTGTTTGCACCTTGAAACAATCGCGGACGAACCAACGCGTTTGGCCCAATTGGATGAAATCCGAAAAATGAAATACGTCATCACGAACGTTGAATTGGCGTTGGGCGGACATGTCGAGGTTCAAACCGTTACGTTCAAGTCACCCGGATTTGACGCAATCAAAGAACAACAAAACCGTCGGTTTGAGGAACGTCAAAACGCGTGAATCCATCAAACGAATTTGAATCGGGCCGCATGCGAACAAACGCGTGTGGCCCGTTTCATTGAATAAGTTTTCACAACGACACCGAAAAAACATCGGTGTTTCGCAAATTTGCAAACATGGCGATTTTTGACCGATTGTTTGGACGGCAACAACAACAGGTTGACCCGCAACCCCAAGCGCAAAAACGTTCGTTTGGTGACGCGCTTGGTGCGGCGCGCGCGCAAACCATTTTTGGCGGTTCGTCCGCCGGTTCCGTGGTGAACGCGGACACGGCGATGGCGTCCACAACGGTTCGTGCGTGCGTTCAAAAAATTGCGCACACGGTCGCGTCGTTGGACGTTGACGTTTTCACGGTCGACGGAACCCGGCAAACCAAAATCGAACACCCCATTTCGCCGTTGTTGAAGGTGTCGCCGGTCGCCGGACAAACGGCGTTCGACCTTTGGGAAAATTTGATTTCCGACGCGTATTTGTACGGAACCGGATTTGCCGCGATTGAACGCGACAACAACGCCCGTGTTTTGGCGTTGCGTCACATTGACGCCAACACCATGAAACAAACCACGTTGGCCACGGGCGAAACGGCGTGGATTCACGAAGAAAGCGAAAACGTATTTGTTGACGACGAATTGTTTTTGATTCGGGGTTTCCGCGGCGTGTCGCTGATTCAACAACACCGCGAAACCATTTCGTTGGAACGGGCCGCCGAAAATTTTGGTTCGACGTTCTTTGGTTCCGGCGGCAACGTGTCCGGCGTCATTTCCACGGACCATTCGTTGACCGACGAACAATTTGAACGATTGTCGGCAAGTTGGGCGGCGCGTTATCACGGACCAAGGAACCAACACCGCACCGCGATTTTGGAACACGGGATGAAGTACGAACGAATCGGCACCGCGCCCGAATCGGCGCAATTCATCCAAACACGGAAATTTCAGGCCGAAATGATTTGTTCGGCGTTTGGGGTTTCGCCGGCATTGATTGGTTTGGACGCGTCGGTGACTTACAACAACGTCGAACAACAATCCATTTTTTTCGCGCAATACACCATCGCGCCGTTGTTGCGCCGCATCCAACAACAAATCACGGTCAAATTGTTGGCCGAACGCGAACGTTCCACAGTTGAAGCGCGATTCAACATTTCGTCGTTGTTGCGGGCGGACGCAAAGACACGCGGCGAATATTTCACGGCGTTGATTCGCGACGGCGTTGTTTCAATCAACGAAGCGCGCGAAGCGTTGGAAAACCTGAATCCAATTGAAGGCGGCGACACGCATTTTGTCCCGCTGAATTTGGGGCCGTTGTCGTCAACAGGAAATCAAACCGAAACGTGACCGCGACGTTTGAAACAAACAAATCATGGACAAAGACAAATTAGATTTTTCCAAACAACCCGAACGCCGGTTTCAAACGAACACCACGTTGGAATTGCGCGACGTCGACGGCACAACCGGCGAACGTCGCGTTGAAGGTTACGCCGCGGTTTTCAATTCCGAAACCGACATTGGCGGGTTTTCCGAAGTCATCGCGCCGACCGCTTTTGAAGGCCGTTTGAACGACCCGGTTGTTGCCGTGTTCAATCACAATCAATTGCAACCATTGGCAAAGGTTGGGGCCGGCCTCGAATTAACCGTTGACGAACACGGTTTGCGCTACTCATTCCCCATTCCCGACACGACGGCCGGGCGCGATTTGGTGGAACTCATGGAACGCGGGATTGTCCGCGACGCCTCGTTTGCTTTCATGTTGGGGCCGGACGGCGACACATGGGAAAAACGGGACGGCAAAACCGATTTGCGAACCATCGAACGCGTGGCGCGATTGGTGGACGTTTCCGTTGTTACGGTTGGGGCGTATTCGGACGCCACGTCGGTTTTGCGTTCATACGACGCATTTTCAGGCCCAAAAAACGACGTTTGCGCGTCGTGTGGGTGTGGAGGCCATGAAAACAAAGAAACACCGCAGGACGGCCCCGAAACGGCCCCAAGCGACAAAATACAAACCCACGGCGCAAAGGTTCGTTCGGCCGTTCTCAAACATCGAATCAAACAAATTCGCAAAAAACAATCATGAAAAACGCGAAACAATTGCAAGAAATCCGGGGCGAACGTGTGTCGGCCTTGGATGAAATGGTGAAAGCGGCCGAAGGTGAGGCGCGCGAATTCACCGCGGACGAAATCGAAGCGTCCGAAAACATCATGTCCGAAATCGAAGATTTGGACAAAAAAATTGAACGCGCCGAAAAAATGGAGGCGGCGTTGAAAGCCACCGCCACGCCCGTGTCGTTCGCGACCGGTTCCGGCGAAAGCAACGAACGCGCCAAAATCCAAAAGCGTTTCAGCATCACGGAGGGCGTCAAAGGCGCGATGAACAACAAATTGGACGGCATCGCGGCCGAAATGGACGCCGAAGCGCGTCGCGAAGCGATGGAATGTGGCGTGTCCGTTCGTGGCGATTTCAACATTCCTTCGTGGTTGGCCTATGGTGAGCGCACCGCCTACGGTGTCGATGCCACCGCAGCCAACATTCACACGACGTCGTCGGGCGTCCAAGTGAATCAAAGCGACATCGCGATGTCTTTGCAAGCCAAAAGCGTTTTGGCCAACGCGGGCGTTTCGCAATTGTCCGGTTTTTCCGGCGATGTTGATTTGCCCGTAATGCCCGGCAACGCCGCGGTTTTGTCAGGCGGAAACGCCGCGGCAAATGCCGAAGCCACCGCGCTGACACCCGGTTCAACGGCATTCAGCAAAAAAACGTTGAAGCCAACGCGCGTTGCGGCGGCCGTTGACGTGTCCAAAAACCTCATGTATTCCGTGAACGGCAATTTGGACGATTTGTTTGGGCGCGATTTGGGCGCGGCATTGGCGGCCAAAATGGACGACCACATTTTGAACGGAATCGTGGACGACCTCGAAGCGGCGGGACGCATTGCCACCGGTCGTTTTGCGACCAATTGCAAGGCGACGTATTTCGCCGACATGGCCGGTTTGGAGGGCAAATACTTGGACGGCAACCCCGACAATTTGCGCCCGGTGTTTTTCATGACGCCCGGTTTGTTGGCGTTCTTGAAAGGTCAAACGGCGGACGCGGGCGGTTTCATTCCCGCGGCCGGAAACATCGTTGGCGGTGCATCCACCGTGTTGGGACATCCGGCGTACGCCACAACGGTGATTGGCAACGAAACAATTTTGTCGTCGTACTTTGGTGACACCGACGCAGACGACACGGTCGACGTTTCGCCAATTATCATGGCCGACGCATCCGACATTTTCGTTTGCACGTGGGCCGGAATTTCGGTTTCGGTTGACCAATACACCGAATCATTGAAGGGTGTCGTGCGAATTGTGGCGGACGCCTATTTTGACGGCAAGATTCGCCGCAACGGTTCCGGCGCGTTCTTGGGCGGATTGAAAGTTGACACGGCCGCAACCACGGTCGCGTAAATTGAACACACGACAAACCGTCGGCAACCCGGCCGGCGGTTTGTTTTTCTCATTCCTTGGGGCCGCAAAATTGCGGTGTGCCGTCCGCGTTGGTTGCGGTGTTGCGTGGTTCGAATCCACGGCGGCAACAAAGACAAAAGCAAATGGAAAAAATCCGCATCGAATACAAATCGACCGTCGATGGCATTACGTTGTTGGGAGGCGCGGACCGCATCGCGGAACATTTGCGCGCCGACATTGGCGACGAAGGTTCGACCGAACGCGACCACGTCGAATTGTTGTGCGAAACGGCGTGTCGATATGTGAGCGAAATCACGGGCCGCAATTTTTATCGAAAATCCGCGACCGTTTATTTGCCATATTTGATGGACCGAATCGAATTGCCGTTTGTCCTCGACACCATCACGTCGGTTTCGTACACCAACGACAACCACACCACAACGACGGTTTCGGATTTTGCGGACGCGTTCGAAATTTGGAAGGGTGGCGCGCCGTCCGTTTTGGAGGTTCGCACCGATTACGCAAAACCAACCGACGTGGCGTTGGATTCGCCGTTTCCGTGGTCCATCGTTTGTTCGGTCAAAGCGGACAACGACGTTTTGAACGACGGTTCAACGCAAGTGTCGCGAATGTTGATTGCGGCCGCGCTCATGTACGCATCGCATTTGTACGAAAATAGGGAGGCCGCCGGGTTCACGACGGGCCGTCCCTACGTCATGCCGTTGGCGTTCGAATCCATCGTCAAAACCTTGAAACGCATTCGATGAAAATTGGCGACCTCGACCACAAAATTGAAATTCAAACGTTGACCACAACGACCGATTCGTTTGGTCAACGGATTGAATCGTGGTCGAATTCTCCAAAGGTTTGGGCAAAACGATTTGACCGTGTCGCCGGCGAAACCATCGTTGGCGACCAATTGGTTCAAATCGTAAAAACCGAATTTACCATTCGCTACAAATCCGGGTTTGACG